TCTGAAAGGAACGCTTTCGCCTTCTTCGAAAGAAGTATCACCTTCGATTGCGCCGCCGCAAACAACCTTCAATGAAGCCAAGAAAGCTTCTGAATCCATTTCGCATCCATCAGGACCAGTTAGTCTACCTGCGTTGTAGTTTGCGAAACCAGTAACTTTTACGATTAGGTTACGAACTGTACCGTCTTGATATACTTTTGGAGTACCGCTTAGGGCAACAAGTTCGCCATTATCCCACATCATAGGTTCAGTAGCAGCAATCTTGATATGGATTTTACCCTTTGAGTTGTCATACAAGAAGTCGTTGTAGAATAGGTCATACAAGCTCTTCTTCATGTATTGTGTTACAGGAGTGTTCTTTGGGTCGTTAATAACTACGTCAGGTAGATAGAATCTCTTTACCTTTTCGCCATTTCTGCGGTCTGTTCTCTCGTAACCCATAAGGCCGTTGTGCGAGCCAGTTGTGTTTCCGCTCTCATCCTCTTCCCATCTCCTTTCAGATGTCTTGGGAAGAATGAAGAATAGACGGCCTACAGGTAGGTTCATAGCTTGAACAGATACGATATCGTTAGCAAGAAGCTTGCTGAAGATACGTCTGATGATAGGGAATACAACAGTTTCGAAAGAACCGCTGTTGTCAGCAGCAACTGCTTCACGTAGAAGGTGCTTAGCCTCATTTTCGTATAGCATTGCAACGTTCTCTTTTACAACACCCTTTAGACCTTCAGTCAATCCTAGTCCATCCCAACGGTCTGTAATTTGTTTTCTTATTCTCTTTTGTTCGTTCAACTCGATATTACCGACTTGCCCGCTAGTTAAAAATTCTCTCATTTTTACTAATTTTATTTCTGTTATTTCTTTTTTCTTTGTTTTGATTTTAGCAGCTCATTACTCTCTTCATCAAGTCCTTCATATTCTTGAAGTCTTCTGATTCGTAGATTTTTGTCTCGTTGATTGGAGTGCTTTCTGCTTTCATTGTGGCTTCTGTGATTGGAGCCACTTTTGAACCAGCCTTCTTCAATTCCTTATTGATTGACTCGTATAGAGCTTCTGATTGCTTAACTGTTTTAGCTTCGTTTACGAAACGATTTACAATATCAATCTTTTCTTTTTGCGAAGTTGTGTTTTCCAAGAATAGCTTTGTTATCTTACCAAGATTGACGTTTGTAACATAACTTTCTCTAAGCTCTTTTCTTTGTAGGGCGATAGAATCTTTTAGAAGTTTATTCTCCTTTATAATCTCGTCCATCTTTTTCTGCATCTCTTCTATTTTTTCGTGATATTCGTTACCAGCAGAAACGTGTCTTTTTGGCTTAGGACCGTGCTCTTTTCTTCCTGTTGGGATATGGCTCTTACTATTGCTTCTTTGTTGAACAGCGCCTCCAACGTTTGTTGCTTCATCAACTGGGGCCTCTTCTGTTCCTAGGTCTGGAGTCATTCCATCTTCCTCCGTAACCATTCCGCATTCATCTTGCTCTTCCTCGTTAACTTGGTCCTCGTAAGGATTTTCTTTTTGAGAAAGGCCTGACCAAGGTTTCTTTGTTCCAGTAGGAACACCCTTGTCGATGTTTCTTGCTCCGTTTGGCGCAACTTCTTGGTTACTTAGGCCAGAGATTGGGTCTTTGTCTTGATAATTATCAGTGTATCCAAGGTCAACTTCAAACATCATTTCTTGATTTTTCATACACTTTTTACTTGTCTTTTCGTTAATTTTTTTAGTCATGCATCCGCCATCTTCGCATCCAACTTCACCATCATAAGGTTCACCTTCGTCTTCGGGCTCATCGCCATCCTCGATTCCCAAATCTTCTGCGTATTCGTCTGGGTCATCTGTGTAAGGAATGCTTTCATCTGAAAGTTCGAACTCGTACTCTTCGGCTAGTTGTTCGGCCTCTGCACCACCTTCTGCTGCCTCTTCTCCTTCTGTACCTTCGTCTGTACCTAAGTCGATTACATACTCGGCGCCTGTTTGTCCATCCTTTAGCTCAACCTGTCCGCTGTCTGTTTTTCTAATAACAACATCATCGTCTGGTTGTAGAAGCTTGTAGACTTTCATTACCTTTTCAGGGTCTTGCTCGCCAGTGAGGTCCAATGTATTTGGGTCTCCATCTACTTGATACTGTGTTGTGTCAACTTCGCCTTCAGTACCGTCGCCTTCTGCTGGCGTTTCGCCACCTTCTTCAGCTCCGCCTTCTAGCGTTTCATCGCCAGTCTCAGTCTCTTGAGCTGCTGGCTCTACAGGAGCTTCGTCTTCTCCTTCTTCGCCTTCTGGCTGGCCTACTTCAGCTTCGTCCTCACAAACATCAGAATCTTTCGATGCTTTCTTACCCTCAATTATTACGTAGTCGTCTGATTCGATATTCTCCCTAATGGTATCCTTTACTGCTTCAGATAAAATAGTCTTGATTGTTTCAGTACTATTTTTTTCCATAGCATCTTTGATTTTTCTCATTTCAAGAATTGCATCAGATACTACTGATTTATTTTTTGTACTCATTTAAAATGAATATTTTTCTCGATTATTTTTAATATAAATATGTTATAAGTTAAAAAAAATATTTTTTTCTGTACAATGTGGCTAAAAATTATAGTATTTCTAGAATTTTTTCGATTTTAGATACTTTTTCGCTGATTGTTGGTTTGTTATTTTCTTTAGACTCCATATATGGCGATAGTTCTTCTTTGCCGTTTGTTGATATCCACGCGCCTGGGGTAGAAGGTTCACTAACTACATCCCAGCAAACAAGCTCATAGTCGTCGCCGACAATCAAAACTCCACCTTCTTGAGAAACAGTTCCTAGTCCTCTAGATGAAACGCCTATTTTAATTCCATGAAGTAATAAGTTTGCTATTTCGTCAGCGCAACATGATATAATTCCGTGTTTTCTAAATCCTGGGCTAACAAGAATCTCCATCTTTCCCACAAGAGTGTTGCCCTCCCAGTGGCATTCTACAATATTAATGGAAGTTCTGGACAAGTCAATAACACTCTCTGCTGGATGGTTGCAGTTTTTTGTCCAGTGGGCCTTCCCGTTTTCCATTACGTACCAGATGTGATTATCAACCTCTACACACATAACATCACCGTTGTAATATTCTTCACTGGTTTTTATAAACCTATAATCAGTATAAATTCCCTTTGTTAGAGATTTATATGCAAAATATAGCGGGTGCGTATTTTCAGACTTTATTGTTCTACCTTCTATTATTCTTTCATTATCCCTTTTTTCGATATGAAAAGTTGAGGAATATCCGATTTTTAATATAATTTCATTTAGGTCCAATGCTAGCCTTTTTGAAGTAGAAAATACATCTGTTGTTAGTTGCTCTTTTTTAAGTTTTCTTTTATCGCCTCTAATTCTTCCGTCTCCCATAACAAACCAGTCATAGAAAGTCTTCAAAATTTCAGCGTTTTGCTGTTTTAATTCGAATGGCACAAATTTGTCATAACATAAGCCAAATTGTCTTAAATACATGTTTAACCTAATATCTGATATAACAAACGTTTTTGTTAGACCGTCTTTTCTTATATTTATCGAATAATCAATACCCCATTCATCAAGCATTTTTTCTATTTCTTCACAAATGTCTTGTTTCTTTTGGTATATACAAACACGGTATTTCGAACCTTTTTTATCACAAGAGCCTTCTGAAAGATATATACCCATAAACTTTGCAAATATATCCATTGGAATAATGAGGTCTTTTGAGTATTTTTCTTTTAGGGCGGCAGATAGATGTCTGCCTACGTTTTTAATACTAGGAATTGTAAAATATTTATCGTATTTTCCAATCCATTTCCCTGTCTTTGGTATATATGAATGAGCATCAGCCTTTCCATTGTGTAATTCTTCGGCTGTTATGAAGTTTTTAAAATTCCCGTTTCTATCAAATGTAGGAAATGAATGGCCTGGAGTTACTAACTCGTCAATATTTCTTCCTTCAACATGAATAAGATTACCATTATGGCCGTGTTTTATTACGTTTTTTACTGGTTTAATTTCAATTTCTTTAGTTTCTGGATTCAAAGTAAGAATTCTCTCGCCTAATTCGATTTCGGATAATTGTTTCCACCCAGACTCCGTTAAAATCATTGCAGAAGGCCTATAGCACTCTCCTATTGCCCTTTTTTCTCTTATTTTCTCCATATACACCTCAACTTGTCTCTTTAATACACGTTCTGGATATATACGGCCGTTTGCGTTTTTGATTCCAAATTTTTGTAGAACAACATCAACAATGAATGGATTTGGACAGTATCCGTCCGATTCGCTCATTGATTCATTCAAATTTTTTGTGCTTTCACTAATAGACATAAACCCATCATTCTCGATTAGCAAACCCGTTCCAGTTTCGCCCCTCTTTATTTCAACTAATGTATCTTTATTCATCGTTATAGTGTATTGTCTGTTATTATGTTTTTCCTCATCGTTAGCTTCGACATGTCGGAATTAAAGTTGTCTTTGTCGAATAGATTTAATGCCTTTCTGTAAATTATCTTTGAATATTTTTTTCCAGTTTTTGTGTTTGACAAAATTTCTGGCATTACTTCACTAAATCTCATTGGTTTAATCACCGCAAGCTCTTTGAACCAATATGGAACCATTCCAGGCCTAGATTCAAAATTAGATTTTGTCTTTTTCCATAGTTCAAGCCCTATTCTCATGTACCAAGGCTCGCTCTTTAAA